GTAATACAGGAGTTGGTAGAAGTTCTTTAACATCAAACACAACAGGTGCATCTAATACTGCTGTCGGAGCAGATGCATTAGCTTCTAATACAACCGCAATCGACAATACCGCAGTAGGTAGACGTGCTTTGGATGCAACTACGACAGGAGCAGAAAATGCAGCATTTGGAAGAAGTGCAGGTGCTGCAATTACTACAGGAAGTGCTAATACTTTTGTAGGAGCTTATGCAGGAGTTGGTACAACAACAGGAACTAATAATGTAGCTATAGGAAGAACTTCTTTAGAAGCAAATACAACAGGAAGCAGTAATATAGCTATTGGTTATGCTGCTTTAGATTCTAATACAACTGCTGATAATAACGTAGCAATTGGTAAAACAGCTTTACAAGCGAACACCACAGGAGCGAATCAAACTGGTGTAGGTTTTCAAGCATTGTATAGTGCTACCACAGCAGGTAATAACGTAGCATTAGGACATAATGCTTTGTTTAATACTACCACAGGTGATGATAATACTGGTATTGGTAAAGGTGCAATGGAAAACAATACCACAGGAATATATAACGTGGGCGTAGGTATGCAAGCGTTATACACAAACACTACTGGTAAGTTTTTGACAGCAGTAGGTTATCAATCTTTATATAATCATAACACTACTAATTCTGGAGGAGTAGAAAGTACAGCAGTTGGTTACAAATCATTATTTGCCGAAACTACAGGTAGTCAAAATACTGCTGTTGGAGCAAACTCTCTTGATGCTTTAACAAGTGCTGAAAATTGCACAGCACTTGGTGTGAATTCTTTAGGTGCTTGCACTACAGGTAATGACAACACAGCATGTGGTGCAAATGCTTTACTAACTTCTACTACAGCAACAAGAAATACTGCTCTTGGAAATGATGCTTTACGAGGATGTACTACAGGTTCATATAACACAGCATTAGGACAAAGGACATTGAGAGAAAGTACAACAGGAACAGAAAATGTAGCAGCAGGTTATCTAGCTATGGATGCTACAACAACTGGTAGTTACAACGTAGGGATAGGTGTTAATGCTTTAGGCGCACATACAACTGGACACCAAAATACTGCTATAGGTTTGCAAGCAGGATTTAATGTTACATCAGGTGGAAATAATTTCTTTCTTGGCTACAACACAGGAACTTCAGGAAGTCCAGGTGGTTCAATCGCTTCTGGAAATAATGAAGGTGTTATAGGAAACTCAAGTGTAAGTAAAATAAATACTCAAGTATCTATTACAGTAGCTTCTGACGAAAGAGATAAAACAGACTTTCAACCTTTAGATGCAGGACTAGACTTTGTAAAGCAACTAAAACCATATACCTATTATTGGGATAAACGTGCTAAATACGTTGATTGGGATGCAAACCCTGATACAGACTTAAATACCATAGAACATGATGGCACTCACAAAGAAGATTGGATGGATTTAGGTTTTAAAGCACAAGACGTTGTTGCTTTAGAAGAATCTATGGGTCACGTCATAGGTGATAAAACCAACCTTGTTTCTAATCTTACAGGCGATGGTAAACAGTATCAATTACAATACGAAAAGTTTGTACCAATATTAGTAAAAGCAATACAAGAACTTACAGCAAAAGTTGAAGAATTAGAAAAACATTAAAAGGAGAATAATATGGCTCAAACAGTAGCAGAATGTTTAACAGCAGCAATAGATAGTGCAACAGTTATTAATGACGTTAATACTAATGGCAAAAGGTCAACGTACATTGGTGGCACAGCAGAAGCAGATACAGATATGTCACAAGCTGATATAAACGCATTTATACAACGTAATGTAGACCATTTAGAAACTATATTAGCTTACCAACCTGTTGATTCAGACGACACTACACCTAACATAGTGGGTTCATCTTCTACTAAAAAGGATACTTGTAGTGATGCTATTACCACAGGTAAAGCATACATTTCAGCTAATTCATAAAAGGAGAAAGAAAATGATGTGGATTAATTTATTTATGTGGGTCACAGCAATTATAGCTATAGCTTCTTTTATAGCTGCTGTAACTCCAACTCCTAGCGGAGATAAATGGTTGGCTAAACTTTATAAAGTTATAGACTTTTGTGCTTTAAATATTGGTAGAGCAAAAGAAATAGCCAGTACAAAGGAGAAAGATGGCGACAGCTAAAGATGCTTTGAATGCGATTGAATCGCATGAAAAAGAATGTAAGTTAAT